ATCCAAAAATTATAAGATATCTCAGGAGGCCCCGGAAGTGCCTAGAGTATCCTCAGAAGCAATGGCTGTGCGTCAGGTGTCTGTAGTTCCTGCCGCACGGCCGGACCCTCCTCCTGAACTTACAAAGGATCAGGCGCTCGAGTGGCGCAAGATCGTTAAAGGTATGCCGGCGGATTGGTTCACGATGGAGATGTGGCCATTGTTAGGTGCACTCTGTGTGGCTATTTGCCAGTTGAAGAAAGTTACAAAAGCAGTGGAAGAGATCGAGGTTGGTTCTAAGCATCACATCATCATGAGCAAGCTTCAGAACCAATATCTTTCAATCATCGGCAAGTTCTCAACCAAGCTCAAGCTGACACCTCAGTCACGTCATAATGCCAACGCCTCGCGACGTGCCACACGAGAGGCCGTTGCGCAGCGTCGGCACAAGGCGCCATGGGAGAAGACGTCACGCGGGAAAGGCTTGAATGGCGCCCAAACTTAATTCACGCAAGGCTGTTCGTCGCGCCGTCCGTTCAAGAAAGTCGCCGGCGCCCAGAAGCGTCGAGCTCGAGTCCGACAAGATTATAGACTTCATACGCGACTACTGCTTCATTCCAGAAGGCAAGTTCATCGGTGAAAAAGCCAATCTGATGGAATGGCAGAAAAAAGAAATCCGTAGCATCTACGACAATCCTGCAGGCACAAGGCGAGCCATTCTGTCGTTTGCTCGCAAGAACGGAAAGACCTCGCTCGCTGCCTTCCTCCTCCTAGCCCACTTATGTGGCCCTAAAGCGCGCCCCAACTCACAATTGTTCAGCGCTGCGCAATCGCGCGAGCAAGCCGCCATCATCTTCTCACTCGCTGCGAAGATCGTGCGCATGAGCCCAGCGCTTAGTAGCTACGTCACGGTGCGAGATACGGCTAAGGAGTTGATCTGTCCCGAGCTCGGTACACGTTATCGCGCTTTATCCGCCGAGGCTTCCACAGCCTACGGCCTTTCCCCCGCCTTCATAGTCCACGACGAGCTCGGCCGCGTGAGAGGCGAGAGAAGCGAATTGTACGAGGCGCTTGAGACAGCGACTGGTGCTCAGGAAGACCCGCTATCTATCATCATCTCAACCCAGGCTCCGACGGACTCGGACCTGCTCAGCAAGTTGATCGACGACGCGATGGCGGGTCACGATCCACGAACTGTGGTGAGCCTGTACACGGCACCGCTTGAGGACGAGCCATTCAGCATCAAGACAATACGAAAGGCCAATCCCGCGCTAGGAGTGTTCCTCAACGAGCAAGAAGTTATGGGAATGGCCGCTGATGCCGAGCGTATCCCCTCCCGAGAAAACGAGTATCGAAATCTAATCCTTAACCAGCGTGTCGAGGTCACGAGCCCATTTCTCTCTAAGCAGCTGTGGGTTGCCTGTGGCGATAGGCCCAAGTCGATTGAAGGGGTTCTTGTCTACGGCGGCCTCGACTTGTCAGAGACAAGAGATTTGACAGCACTTGTGCTAGTCGGTAAGGTCGATGGTGTCTGGCAGGTTCATCCGACGTTCTGGCTCCCGAAAGAAGGTTTGTTCGAGAAGAGCCGGACTGATCGCATCCCATACGATGTGTGGGAGAAGCAAGGATTGTTAACTACGGTGCCAGGCAAGTCCGTGGACTATGAGTACGTTGCCGAATGGCTCGTCGGACTCTTCACTCGATATGACATTCAGAAGATCGCCTTCGACAAATGGAACTTTCGTTTCCTAAAACCTTGGTTGACCAAGGCTGGCTTAACAGAAAAAACGATTGAGGAGAAGTTCGTCGAATTCGCGCAGAACTTCCAGTCGATGAGCCCTGCGTTGCGCGACCTCGAGTCGGCGATCCTCAATCAAAAGGTTGCACATGGCAACCACCCAGTCCTGACCATGTGCGCTCTCAACGCCACAGTACATCAAGACCCAAACAATAACCGCAAACTAGTTAAGAAAAAGAGCCATGGTCGAATAGATGGGATGGTTGCACTGACGATGGCTATTGGTGTTACACCGGTCGAGGCTGAGACAAAGAAACGTGAGTTCCAAATGATCTTCGTGTGAGAGCTACGTGGCCACTCCTACCAGCAACCCCCACGATCCCATCACTTGTCTCAACAAGCATGGCAAGGACCGGTTGTTGATAGCGTTGCATCGTTACCATCGAGAGAGGGCACCAGATGAAAACAAAACGACAACAAGTTCTTGGGGACCTCAGTCAAAGGATGTACTCCATCCTCGAGGTCAAGTCCGTTGACGAGGACCTCCGCGTCATCACCGGCGTAGCCACGACTCCGTCTCCAGATCGACTGGGTGATGTAGTCGAGCCTCTCGGTGTCAAGTTCAAGAACCCAATTCCATTGCTCTGGCAGCACAAGACAGCCGAGCCGGTAGGCCAAGTCAAGCTCGGCAAGCCCACTACCGATGGTATTTCCTTCGAGGCAAAGATCCCAAAGGTGTCAGAGCCCGGCAGGCTCAAGGACAGGCTCGACGAGGTCTGGCAATCAATCAAGGCTGGTCTCGTGAAAGGTGTGTCAATCGGCTTTCGCGCTCTCGAGATGAGCTTCATGAAAGATGGCGGCATTCATTTTCTCGAGACCGAAGTGATGGAGTTGTCTCTGGTGACCATCCCGGCTAATGCCGAGGCCACCATCGATGAGATCAGGGCGTTTGACGTTGGCCGCGCGAGCGGCGGTGCTATTGAACCCGGCGCGACCAAACAGAAACAGAAGGTAAAGACAATGACTATTGCAGAACAGATTGCTGCATTCGAGGCCAAGCGGGCGGCATCCGTCGCTCGGATGGAAGCTCTGATGCAGAAAGCTGCCGACGACTCTCAGACCCTCGACGGCGACGAGAGTGACGAATACGACAACATTAGCGCCGAGGTGAAGAAGGTAGACGCTCACCTGCTGCGGCTGCGTGACTTTGAGGTCAACAACAAGGCGGCAGCCAAGCCGGTCGTCGCCGACACGGTGCAGGCTGGTGCCGAGTCGCGGGCTGTCGCTCGCAGCCCGGTCATCAGCGTCAAGGCCAACGTGCCGCAGGGCACGGCGTTCACTCGTTACGCCATGGCGCTGGCGGCCAGTCGCGGCAATCGCTGGGAGGCGCTCAACATCGCCAAGCAGTGGCACGACCAGACTCCCGAGGTCGAGCTGATGCTGAGCAGCGACGTGCCTGCTCTGATGAAGGCGGCGGTCGGTGCTGGTACCACGACCGACGCGACATGGGCCTCGCCGCTCGTTGCCTACACCGTCAGCGCGAGCGAGTTCATCGAGCTGCTACGCCCGGCGACCATCATCGGCCGCATCCCCGGCCTTCGTCGCGTCCCCTTCAACATTCAGATGCCGCGCACAACGACTGGTTCGACGGTAGGATGGGTCGGGGAGAATGCGCCGAAGCCGGTCAGCGCGATGGCGTTCGACACTGTTCAGCTCCGCTGGGCGAAGGCCGCTGGCATCATCGTCCTCACCGATGAGCTGGTCCGGTTCTCCAACCCTGCGGCAGAGGCGGTTGTTCGCCAGGACATGATCGATGCCATGGCACAGTTCCTCGATCGGCAGTTCGTCGATCCTACTGTTGCTGCCGTCACCAACGTCAGCCCGGCGAGCATCACTAACGGTGTCACGGCGGTCCCTCGCACTGGCGTCAACCAGGCTGCCTTCGTGACCGATGTCACGACGCTGTTCAACACGTTCCTCGCCGGCAATCTTAGCACGGCCGGTGGCGTGTGGATCATGACCCAGCGTCAGGCTCTGTCGTTCTCGTTGATGCTCAACGCGCTCGGCCAGCCATTCTACCCTGGGATCAGTGCAGATGGCGGCACTCTTCTTGGCTATCCGGTGATCGCCTCTGAGAACGTGCCTTCCATTGGCAACTCTCCGGCGGATGGTAGCCCAATCATCTTCCTTCTGCCACGGGAGATCATGCTCGCGGACGATGGCCAGGTGGTGATCGACGCGAGCAATCAGGCATCGGTCCAGATGGACTCGGCGCCTGACTCACCGCCAACAGCGTCGACAAATATGGTTTCCCTCTGGCAGATGAACATGACTGGTCTTCGCGCCGAGAGGTGGATCAACTGGCTGAAGCGGCGGTCCACCGCCGTCGGCTACATCTCAAACGCTGCCTACGCATAAGCTGGCCTCCCTGGCTTTGCGTAGTCGCGGGCGAGTCTTTCCTGTGAGACTCGTCCGCACTCTTACAAGGTGATAGGAAATGGCAACAGGTATCTGTTATTACTGGAATGGTAGGTCCGGCTGGATCAAGCTCAATGATATGTCAGAGCAGCCAACAGTCATTGCTAGAGACATAATGATCTTGGCAAGCGATGTTGTAAGCGGAGTCATGATGGAGGGGTCCAGTGTAGACTTCGACTTGGATTCAGGCAGCGAGCCGTGGTTTGCTCGCAACTTGGCTGCGGCATAAACAATCCGGTCGTATGCGTTAAGGAGATCAACATGCGAGTTCGAGCGCTGAAATATTACTACCACGACAAGACCGAGCATCAAGTCGGAGATGAGTTCGAGATGGACGATCGTCAGATGAACGAGGTCAATATTCTTTGTGTGATAGGTACTCTCGAGAAGATTGCACCCGCACAGAAGCCGACCACAACTCTTATCGCTCGTGTTATGGAGCCGGTTGTTGCACAGAAAGAAGAAGAGCCAGAAACTGCTACGACGAGGAAATACTATCGCCGTCGAGACATGAGGGCGGAGAAGTGAGACTGTTCGGCTTTGAGATAACGCGGGCCAAGGCAGCGGTGCCAGCGACTACGGTGCCGGCCGGATGGGGCACGAACTTCGGCCTGCCGTTCTGGAACAGCGGCTCGAGTTGGTTACCCGTTGTGCAGGAGCCTTTCACTGGAGCTTGGCAACGTAACTCGGAGTTGACGGCGACTACTCTCCTTTCATTTCATGCGCTCTATCGCTGCATCACGTTGATCAGCCAGGACATCAGCAAGATGCGGATCAGCCTCGTTGAGCAGAACGTAACGACGGGCATCTGGAAAGAAGTTGATCGCAACTCACCGTTCTGGCCGGTCTTGATCAAGCCAAACCGTTATCAGACCCGCATCCAGTTCTTCGATGAGTGGGTTGGCAGCAAGCTGATCAACGGTAATACTTACGTTTTGAAGGAGCGTGATTCTCGAGGCGTGGTGATTGCACTGTATGTGCTCAATCCCTTTCGTTGCAGACCGCTGGTTGCTCCTGATGGTTCTGTCTATTATGATCTTCAGAGTGATAATCTGTCACGGATTGAAGAGGATCGCGTGCGCGTGCCGGCGTCAGAGATTATCCACGACAGGTACAAGCCACTATATCATCCTCTCTGCGGCATCAGTCCGATCATGGCTTGTGCTCTGTCCGGTATGCTCGGCATCAACATCGCGTCGAATTCTGCTCGGTTCTTTCAGAATGCGTCGCGTCCTGGTGGCATTCTTACTGCTCCAGATCAAATCAATGACAACACTGCTTTGCGACTCAAGGAACACTGGGAACAGAATTACACTGGAGAGAATGCCGGCCGGATCGCAGTGCTTGGCGATGGTTTGAAGTTCGAGGCATTGCGCGAAAATGCTGTTGATGCTCAGTTGATAGAGCAGTTGAAGATTTCAGCAGAGAACGTATGTACAGCTTTTGGGGTGCCACCCTACATGATTGGGATAGGCAATCCTCCAAGCTATAATAACATCGAGGCACTCAATCAGCAGTATTATTCGCAGTGCTTGCAAAATCTGATCGAGTCAATCGAGCTGCTTCTCGATGAGGGACTTGGTTTAGTTGACGTGCCCGGTAGAATTTACGGAACAGAGTTCAATCTTGCCGATCTGCTGCGCATGGATACGTCAACCAAGAGTAAGACTTGGGGCGATCTTGTCAAGCAGGGCATCGCAGCACCGAATGAAGCGCGCTCTGCTTTTGATCTGATGCCGGTCACTGGTGGTGACAGCGTCTACTTGCAGCAGCAGAACTATTCTCTTGAAGCTTTGGCCAAGCGCGACGCCAAGGAAGACCCATTCGCAACAGCAGCGGCACCGGAACAGACAGAGCCGCCTGATGATCCAGCAGACGACGGAAAGTCTCCGCCGGAGGATAGCACCGATGCCACAGCTCAAGCAGCTTCTGCCGCAAACAGGATCATCAAATTTGCGAAGTATATCTCGCCAAGAGGATTTGATGTCTGACGCCTTCATCGAGGCGATGGGCCGAGTAGTCGCTGAGAAGCAGAGAGAGTTCGATCAGTCAATCGCTGTCCGTGATGCCGAGTTCAGGGCGTTCAAAGCCGAGATGATAAGCTGGGTGCAGGATAAGTTAAAGGATATGGATAGTGCTATCATTACTAAGCTTGCCAACATTAAAGATGGCAAGGACGGTGAGAGAGGCTTACAAGGCGAAGCTGGTCCAGAAGGTCCTCCCGGCATAGGCATGCCAGGACCGCAGGGTGAGCAAGGGCTGTGTGGCGAGCCCGGGCCCATGGGAAAGACCGGATGGAATGGCGTGGACGGCCCTCCAGGGCCGCAGGGTCCGGAAGGTAGGGGACTGCCTGGAATGAAAGGTGAGAGGGGCGAGCAAGGTGGTCGCGGTGATCAAGGCGAGCGAGGGGTTCAGGGCGAGCAGGGGGTGATCGGTCCCGATGGTCAGCGCGGAATTCAAGGTGAACCTGGACGTGATGGTCAACCAGGACGTGATGGCTTGCATGGTCTTCAGGGCGAGCGTGGGGAGGCTGGCTTACATGGTCGCGATGGCAAGGATGGCATCGACGGCAAGGACGGTGCCGGCTTCGAAAACTGGTATGCCAGCTATGACGGAGAGCGCAATTTTACGATCGGCTGCGGTTCTGGTGATCGCAAGAAAGAAAGCAGTTTCGTCCTGCCAATTCCGATCGACCGCGGTCGATGGAAAGCTGGGGAGAGTTATTGCCGCGGCGACGAGGTAACGCACGCAGGAAATATCTATCGAGCCATGCGTGACACAAACGGCAAGCCAAGTGAAGATGATGCCTGGAGAGTGTCGGTCAACAAGGGCCGCGATGGACGTGACGGCAAGAATGGCGAGCAAGGTCCGCAGGGTCCGGAAGGCAGAGCAGGACGCGATCTCACGCAGCTGGGACCGGATGGAAAGAAGTGGTGACATGGGGGTTGAAGTAGAATGGGGTCGAAAGAAGACTCTATTGCGATTCGATCGGCATCAAGTGGATTGTCACCCGTTTGGCTACGAGCCGGAAGTGGTCAATGTCATCGAGCGCTTCGTCGAGCCTGGTGATTGCGTTGTTGATGCTGGTGCCTGCATTGGATTTCACACTTGTCTAATGAGCAAGTTGGTAGGAGAAGATGGAGTAGTGCTCGCCTTTGAACCCCAGCTAGAAAGCTTCAAGTATCTGTTCCATCATGTCCACGTTGCGAATAAGTTGAACAATGTCGCCTGTTTGCGAATGGCGCTGTGGAAGTGTGACTGTCCGGAGCTTGTGCTGTGGTCAGTGGAGGATATCGGCTACAGCTCTTTTCACAAGTACGCCGACTTCACGGGAACGGAGAAGGTTGAAGGTCGATCGCTTGATACTCTATTGATCGAAGATCATCCTCGCTTTATCAAGATTGATTGTGAAGGGACAGAGGCAGAGGTACTTTTGGGGGCTCACAGCATTCTTGAGAAGGGGGTGGACTGCGTTGTTCTGGAGTTCAACTATCACATGATGCGGCAGACAGGTCGATCTGACGGGCCAATCAGGCAGTACATGGCGGCTCTTGGCTACGACTTGTTCTTGATAAGTGTGCGCGATGACAACGGGGGATTTCTGCCCCCTATAAAGGTTGCCCCTGATGTTGCGATCACGCTGTCCGGTGGGCACCACATCAACGTCATGTTCAGCACAGAAGAAAAGGTGAGGAGTCGATGGTAGAGGATGAGCAGCATCTCACGATATTTGATGAGATCACGAAGGAACTGCAAGAGAACCTTGTTCGGTACAATCAGAAGGCAAATGGCGAGAGTGACAAGCAAAAACTGATTGAGCTGCGGCTGGAACAGAATGACGTGTTGGTTGATCTTCTAAAAAAGCACCGTCGCGTGATGCTTTACATGGCTGGGAAGCCAATCGATCCAGAGATGCACTTCGGTGAGTCTGTATTGCTGCCGGTTGGAGGCCTGTAGTGAACCGCTGGGCTTGCATCGCACGCTACGGAGGTCTCGGCGACAACCTTATCGCAGCGTCGCCGCTTCATGCACTCAAGCGCATGGGCTACATGACAGAGATGCTGACGGCCGATCCTAATCACGTCATCTACTTTCACAATCCAAACATTGACAAGTTGACGGTGAAGAGGGCCGACATCGATCTGCCGAAGGACGACTTGCCAGCGTGGCAGAAGTGGCACGTGTCGCGCGCCAACGAGTCGGACATATTCATCCACGCTTCGCACTCTTGCGAAGGGCGGCACGCCATCTTCAAGCACATGACAGCGTTCTGGTGGTCGCCAGAGATGCGCCGTAAGGTGTGCGCTGGTTCATATTTGGAGACGGTGCACGACATTGCTAGCGTGCCATATGAGTTTGGTCCGCTGTTCTACGTCAGCGATGAAGAGCGAGCCAATGCGCTGGAGACCAAGAAGCAGGTTGGTGATCGCTTTATTCTATGGGTGCTTTCTGGCACGCGCATCGACAAGGTTTATCCCTACGCGACATCAGCTGTCGCTCGGATAATTCGGGAGGTGAAAGCTCCCGTCGTCCTCATGGGAGGCTCGCACGAGAAAGAGCACCTGATGGCAGCGACAATCAGAGACAGTGTTGCCATCGACAACGGCAGCCGAGAAGGATTGCATTTGGCAATCCCTGCCACGGAGGGTGGGCCAAGATGCTGGCCGCTGCGAACGTCTTTGGCGTTGGCATTACAAGCCGATCTCGTTGTGACGCCTGACACCGGCACGGCATGGGCGGTGGCGTTCGAGCCGATGCCGAAGATCGTCATGGTATCGCACGCCAGCGTCGAGAATATTACCAAGCATTGGATCAACACGACGACTCTTCATGCTGATCCTGATCGCGTACCGTGTTGGCCCTGTCACAGGCTTCACGATGACTCATCTACGTGTGTTGAGAACAAGGAGAAGAATGGTGCAGCTTGCATCTCAGATATTACAGTTGAGAAGTTGGTTCAGGTTGTTGCGGAACAGTGGACCAGAGGCAGCAACGTCATCCGATTATCAGACAAGGTTTCATCACTGGCACGTTCGGCAGGATAGTCGTGGTGATTGGCGCGTTGTGGACGATTTTGGAAATGTCGTTTGCTTGTGCTGGCGACAGCGTTCCGAGGCTGAGCAGATCGCTACAAGGCATAACGAGATGGATCCGATAAAAACCTATGAGGACTGGTTGTACTATAGAGAAAAAAGATGACGACAATTCC